AGGTAATGGAGGATCTGGCAGTAATAGTTGTCCGGGATACGGTCCTTCCACTTCTCTTTAGCCATCGACTGCAAAATGTTGGTTGTCTTACATTCCCAGACACCCATTCGACCGTCCGGATCCTCCAACCACCCATCCAGTGATGCGTGTGCCCACGGGAAACGGTCATTGAGGAACATGTTGTCATGTATGTATCCAACCTTGTAATCCGGGAAATCCAGTCGGAAGAGCGCCCGAAGATGCTCTTCTGCTTCTGTGCCGTACCTTACATACGGCTTATTTGAAATGTCTTCGGGCTTATACAGCCCTTTCTTTTCTTCCCAAAGTTCAATATTGGATTTGTAAGGATTAAGGCCAACGACTGCTGCCGCGTCAGATCCGCCTATCCTGGACGTCCTGTACTGCAGCCATTCATCTCTGCCGGATAGCTGCAGCATCTTCACATGTTTTGAAATTCGTGTTACCTGCATTGCAGCTTCCTTACTCGTGTGATACGATATGGCTATCAAACATCTTGCTTGCGGCGTTACCGGTTGCGACGGTAAAGCCGCTTTCTTTTTTTTGCACACACACTGTTCTTTCTCCCAGCCGCAGCAGATTCGCTACGGCCTGCCCCACCTGTACGGCGGTCAGATCTGTGTCATACTTCATTCTTCATACCTCCTTTCTCTGATGCGGCGGTTGACTTCCGCATCAACGATTTCCTTAAACTTCTCGCGGGCGTATTCGATTGCCAGCCCCGCGGAAATTACCAGACCTGATATGATCAGCCCGATCACCGGAATGGTTAAGTCCGGGCTGTCCATCATGCTTCCAAAAACCAACGCGGACATGAAGCCCGCACCGATCATGAATCTGCTCATACCTGCCTCCAATCCTTAATCAATTTCCCGATTGTCCTCATGTGTCACGTATCGTTACCTTCATTAGTAAAAAAAATAAATTCTACGGTTGTGTGGTAGAACTTTGCCAATGCAATTTTAATTTCGTCCCTTGGAACGCGTTGCTCCGATTCATACATAGCGATTGCAGAAGGGGCGACGCCAATGGCATTGGCAACCTGTGTCTGGGTTAGATCACCGCGCAGATCTTTAAGTCGCTTTCCGTAACCTTGCATTTCGTCTCCTTTCTTTGCGAATGTCCGTCACGTTTCGTGACATCGTAAATATACAACGTCCCCGATATGTTGTCAACACACTTCGTGACATTTTTTTAGTCATTTTTCACGTTGCAACACGAAATTTAAAATATTCCTTCCTATATTTATATCAAACGAAAAAATCCGCGCGGAAGGCTGTTGTTAGCTATTTACATTACTACTGTATCGTAGTATTATAGTCGTAGAGGGGATATCCCCAAGGAGGTAAATATGGCACACTACACAGTCAAATTCGCATGCGGACACACTGCAGAAATTCAGCTTTTCGGGAAAGAGTCCGAAAGGCAAATAAAGATAAAATATTTGGAAGAAAGCGGGATGTGCCCATCCTGCTACAAAAAGCAGCAGGAGGAAGCCAAGAAGGCAGCTGAAGCGCAGGCAGCAGCTGAGGCCAGCGAAATGGGGCTTCCGGAGCTGACAGGGTCCGAGAAGCAGGTCGTGTGGGCGACCAAAATAAGAAACGGGCTGATGGAAAGCATCAGCAAGATGCAAGATGCAGCGTTTAAGATCGTCGAAAACGCTAAGGAAACCGGAAAGCACCAGGATGATCTGCCGAGAGTAGAAAAGGCCATCGAGTTCCTGAATGCCTGCGAGAAGGTTGCCGGAACTGAAACGTCCGCAGCGGTGTTCATTGACTGGCGGTTTGACCTGGATGTCCGCCGCCTGCTGGCGGTCCGTGAGGCCGAGGACGAGGCCATCAAATCCGGGAAAGATATGCAGCAGTATGGCGGATTTTTCGTAGCAGTTTTAAAAATCCTGTACCCCGCAACCGGCGAAACCGAACAGTCCGTTGAAGCCGGCCGGACCGTTGAGATCGCAAAGGATGTAACATTGGCGCCGGAAAAGAAAACAACAGACGCCCTGGCGGAAGTTACATACACGGATGACCGCGTTGATGTTTCGTCCCCGAAAGATTACACGGTCATGCAGGCCGTCAAGGCTGCCGGTTTCCGCTGGACTGGATCGACCTGGGAAATGCAGATCACCGTAACAACTGGTTCTGCGGTTGACCGGGCGGCCGAAATCGCCAATAAATTGCTGGCGGCCGGTGTGCAGGTTCGTGTCCCCGTGGAGATTCAGAAAGTAGCTGTCGAGGGAAATTACACGCCGCGTTGCACGCGGTGGGTTATCAGGATTACTAACGACGCAGAACATGTATATGTGCTCTGGGGACGCAATGAAAATTGGTATGAAAAAGTTAAATGCATCAGTGGGGCAAAGTGGATGCATGATTTACACTATATGTGCATCCCAACATCTTCGGCCGACGAAGTGGAGGAATTCGCGAAGCTCAACGGATTTCAGATCTCTGCAGGAGCAAAATTACTGATAAATAATTATAGAGAAAAAGTAAAAATCGTTATTCCGGCGACGGCACCAATAGAGGAAACGCAAAGCGAAGCGAATGGGCTAAAGGATATATTGAATTCTTCCCGTGATGTAATTGAGGACTTAAAGGATGATTAAAATGGAAACGTTCACCGCCCTGCTCCCCTATCAGGAGCAGGCAGTTGAAAAATTAAGGCACCTGAAAATTGGTGCCCTGTATATGGAAATGGGCACCGGGAAGACGAGGACGGCGCTGGAACTGATCCGGATTCGCCTGGATGCCGGAAAAATCGACCGTGTCCTGTGGCTGTGCCCATGCAACATAAAATCAGACATCCGGCGCGGTATCCGGGAGCATTCAAACCTGGACGATATCGGTATTCTGGATATCGTTGGAATTGAAACCCTGTCAACATCCGTCCGGGAATGCAGCAGGCTGCTAGATTTAGTCCGGAATCACGGGGTATACCTGATCGTTGACGAATCGTCCCTGGTCAAAAATCATGCTGCCCTGCGCACGATCCATATTCAGCAGCTGGCTGACAGCTGCCAGTATAAGCTAATACTGAACGGCACGCCGATCAGCCGTAATGAGGCTGACTTGTACGCTCAGTGGTACATTCTCGACTGGAGGATACTGGGGTACAAATCTTATTACAGCTTTTGTCGCAACCATCTGGAGATTGATGATCGCGGGAGAATCCGAAGAGTACTAAACACGGATTATCTCGCCGAAAAGGTTGGCCCGTACACCTATCAAATTAAGAAGGCCGATTGTTTCAAGCTTCCCGAAAAAAATCATCACACAATATTCTGCGATCTGACTCCACAGCAGGATAAAAACTATGACTATGTTTTAGACAAACTGCTTACAAGCCTTGATGAGATGTCAAACACCGCGATATATCAGCTGTTTGGAGCATTGCAGGCTGTAGTATCCGGATATGAGATTAAGATTGTTTATTCAGGATGGCATCCTCATGCAATCCGATGCAAATACATGGACAATCCGGAAGATAACCCAAGACTTTCAGCTCTGTTATCATGCCTCGAAGGCAATAATGATAAAACCATAATTTTTTGTCAGTACACTGACGAGATCGAAACAATCACACGCCTGATCCGCGCGAGCGGTCGCTCCGCAGTGCAGTTTTGCGGAGAAATGAGCATCGCCAAAAGGAACACTGCGATTGATGCCTTCCGGAACGATACACAGTATTTTGTAGCAAATAAATCCTGTGGAGCCTTCGGGCTGAACCTCCAGTTCTGCCACAAGATTATCTTCTACTCGCATGACTGGGATTGGGGCACAAGGGCGCAGGCGGAGGACCGGGTGCATCGGCTAGGGCAGACACACGACGTGTATATCACGGATATCTGCATGGATGACTCAATCGACGTGCAGATCCTCAAGTGCCTGCAGAAGAAAGAGAATCTGTCCGACTCGTTCAAACGAGAAGTCGCACATCTGCAGAAAAAGGACATCCGGGCATTTTTCCGCGGAAAGGAGTTGTATGGAAAAGATCTATCAGCAAAGAAATGTGTATGAAGCCACGCAGGAACGGCTGGCGTATATTTTCAGTGAATTTGAAAATATTGTCTGCGCGTTCTCCGGCGGTAAGGATTCCGGGCTGCTGTATCATCTGGTGCTACAGTATATGGATCAGCATGGCATCCACAGGAAGATCGGGCTAATGCACCAGGATTTTGAGGCAGAATATACCGAAACGGCAAAGTATGTGGAAAAGGTTTTCACCGAGGCGCCAGATTTCGTCGATCGGTATTGGATGTGTCTGCCTATGGCGGTACGGAACGCAATGAGCACGTTCGATCCGTATTGGTATCCATGGCACACGGACCAGAAAGATATCTGGGTCAGGGAAATGCCGGAACATCCATATGTATACACGGAGCACAATGCTCCGTGGTTCTCACGCGGAATGACCGATCCGCAGACGCAGCACGCCTTCGGCATGTGGTATAGGGACAATCACCCCGGTAAAACAATCATCCTGTTGGGCCTGCGGGCGCAGGAATCGCTGCATCGATACAGCGCGATTGCAAATAAACGCCACGCGTATGATGGCAAACAGTGGATCACGAATGACGCCAAGAACCTATATTCGGCCTCCCCGATCTATGACTGGGAGACAGAGGATGTATGGACTGCATATGGAAAATTCGGTTTCCCATACAACAAATTGTATGACCTGTACTACAAGGCCGGGGTGAAGCTGGACGATATGCGTGTCGCGTCGCCGTTTATCGAATTTGCAGCGGATTCACTAAACCTGTATCGGGTGATAGAACCTGATACATGGGCACGCGTTGTTGGGCGCGTAAACGGCGCCAATTTCGGCGCGATCTACGGAGGCACAAAGGCTATGGGCTACAAGCAGATCACACTACCACCGGGCCATACCTGGAAAAGCTACACACTGTATCTGCTGAACACCCTTCCGCCTGATTTGCGGAAACATTACGTGCAAATTTTTCAGACATCCGTGAAGTTCTGGAAAGATACGGGAGGCGGATTCTCAGATGAAGTGATTAAAGACATCAAAGATCACGGATATAAAATTAAAGAAAACGGGGTCTCTAATTTTTCCAAAGACGGAAAGCATCGGATTATTTTTGATCAGCCGCTGCCAGACGACACAGACGATGTGGAAAGCACACACGATATACCTTCGTGGAAAAGGATGTGCTACTGCATTTTGAAGAATGATTATCTTTGCCGATACATGGGTTTTGGCCCCACCAAAGTTGAAGCCGAAAAGATTAAAGCAATCAAGCAGAAGTATGCCGCGATTGCGCGGCCGGGAAGGAGAAGCATATGAGTGAGTGGAAATCTCCTGTATATGGAGTTCGGGCGGTTCCGATCGAGAAAATCAGGGCTAATGAATACAACCCCAATCACGTCGCACCGCCAGAAATGCGGCTGCTATATGACAGCATCAAAGAAGACGGATACACGATGCCGATCGTGTGCTACTATAATGCAGCAGATGATATGTATGAGATTGTCGATGGTTTTCACAGATATCAGACGATGCTGGACCACAAAGACATATACGATCGCGAACATGGGATGCTGCCGGTGTCGGTGATCGACAAGCCAATCGACGAGAGGATGGCATCAACTATCCGTCATAATCGTGCTAGGGGAACGCATGATGTAGACCTAATGTCCGGCATCGTCGCGGAGCTGCACAAAATCGGCCGGTCGGATGCGTGGCTGGCTAAACATCTGGGCATGGACATGGATGAAATCCTGCGGCTGAAACAGCTCACCGGACTGGCCGACCTGTACAAGGACAGGGAATTTTCCAAATCGTGGGAACCTGGGGAGGAGGTTACCGATGTTGATATCACTGGCTGAATATGCGGAAATCCACGGCCGCGATCCGGCCACGGTAAGGCAGATGGCACTGCGCGGCGGGTTTCAAACCGCGCGGAAAATAGGTAGAAATTGGGTAATTGAAGATTCGGAAGAGTATCCGGATCATAGAAAGAGAGGAGGCAAAAATGCAGATAAGCAGTTATATCGAGTGCAATAGGAAGAACGGCCCCGTGG